AATGTGCTGCTGCTGTTTTGGTGTGGAAGTGCATGAGTAATATCCCATAGTGTAGCACCTTTAGAAGGTCTTGTCTAGCACTTCCTTTTTTATCGTAACGTGAAGCATATTTTAGAATGTTACTTCTGCAGAATGCTTCAGCATCACCACATGCTTCAATCAAATCAAGTGTCTGGATACTATCATCACCTGATGAGTAGTGTAATCCATACGTCGAGGAGACATATGCTGTTAACTCCTCGATGAATTGTTTCTCTCTATACTTCATAATATCAGTCTGCTAAGATATTGTCAAGGTCAACCTCAGCATCTATCTTATCATACAATTCTAGGAATGATGCTTTTGTTTCATCATCGAAACGATTGAGACATACTTTGATTGCCTTCAAACGATTCTTCCAGATACCAAATGCACGAATGATGTGGACTAGACGACGTGTAGATATGATTTCATCAACACCACCATCGTTGAATGTCTTACGAATCATGTCTGCCCATGCAACAAGATTCTTAGTAAACTCATCGTCACAGCAATTCAACTCTGTGCAATAGTTTGTAAGCATCTTTACTTCTGTTTTTGGGGAAGGGTATTCTTGCTCGAAGGTAACTGGGAATCGCTCAAGGAATGCTTCATTGAGCACGTTAGTTCCAATAAATCTTCCGTCGTCTGAACCTTTACCCTTAGTATTTGCGGTGGCGATGACATTGAATCCGGGTCTTGGTTTAACGAATCTTCCAATCTTTTTAAGGAAAAGACCATTTCCCTCAAGGACGCTCTGAAGGCAGAGGATTTTGTTAGAGGCAAGGTCGATTTCGTCAAGGAGCAAGATTGCACCTCGTTCGAGTGCTTCGATAACGGGTCCGTTATGCCATACTGTGGCACCATCAACAAGACGGAAACCGCCAATAAGATCATCTTCATCTGTTTCAATAGTAATGTTTACACGAATAAGTTCTCTACCTAACTGAGCACAAGCTTGTTCTACAGAGAATGTTTTACCATTACCAGATAGTCCAGTAATGAATGTTGGATAAAATTGTTTTGATTGAATTACTTTCTTGATATCTGCAAAGTTTCCAAACTTGAAGAATGTTTTATCAATCTCAGGGACTAAATTCTTTTCTGATGCAGGTAATACTGCAGGAGAGTTGAAAGACTTCTCAATGTTTTCTACTGCTGCAGATGTAACTTCAAGATTCCACTTTCCTTTAGATACTTTAAAGTTTGATAACTTTTTAGTAACTGTTTGGTATGTGATATCATTCATCGCACAGAATGCTTTGATATCTGCTGTTGTAATCTCAGTACCATATAGGTTCTTGAGTTTTTCGATTGCTTGCTCGGAAGTCATTTTTGTTTCAAAAGGCATAATAATAAAAGTGTTGTTTCTTAACTATGTTATTATTATAGTCAAAAAAAGGGGTTGATGAAACCCCTTGTGTGCCACTTTGTCAACTGGTTTAAACTGTCTTTAAATACTCTATATGGTCTTCTAATTCTTTAACCAATTTTGATTTACTATGTCTACGGTCAAGTTCAATACCAATCGTGCGTCCATAATCCTCTAATTCATCTTTTGATAAACTTGTTAAATCAATAGGTTCTGGGTCAACAGGGTCTTCTACGGATGCAGGTGCTGTATCTACAACTGGTGCTTCTTCGACCACTGGTATTTCAACGGTCTCAACTGTTTCAGTTCCGCTAATCAAATCTCCAAACTTAGACATTGTTCTTTCTTAATTACGTTTATTTATCTGATTCCTCTTCAGCAGGTTCTTCAACTGCTGCTTCGGTCTCAGGTTTTGGTTCTTCCTTTGGTGCATATACTTTATTATATGCATCATACATTTTTCTCGCATCGCTAGGTGTGATTCTAACCATAGTATTATTGTAAGGTAACTTTATTTATCAAGCTACCAATTCAATAAATTCACTTAATATCTTCTTATTCATCTTTTTACCTTTAAGACTCTTTGCAAATGCTCTCTTAATCTCTGCTTTAGTTGCGTCTTCTTTCACAACTAACTCACCATCATTGTTAAGTGCGGATGATGCCATACCAAAGTAAGTATGATATCCAGATGTAGTGATTGCAAAAGACTTTTCTTTCTTCCAACGACGCATCATTTTTTCTGTAGCATCAGTTTCATATCCACAATATCTACGAATGAATGAACCACCTTCCCGACTTGGAAGAACACGAATACCAATAAAATTAGTTTGTGGGAAGTTATCTCTTAGGTTATGAAGTAACATATCTGAGCATTCATATCTACTAGAGTCTTTTGAAATATAAGTCTTACCTAATTTACGGTCACGCAATACGCAGTTTTCTCCAAAGTAGTTTGAACCCATATATGGTTCATCTTCCCAATGTCTTTGAACCTCACGATGATACTTAAGTGGTTGACTTTCTCCATCTGTAAGAACTACACATTGTACTTTTTCAGCACCAGTTTTCTTTTGAAACTGTGGAAGTAGTTGATGTAAAGAAACCATTGCTTCATTTAAAGGTGTTCCAGATAATCTGTACCCATATGGTACTTCTAAGTAAGGTGTACTTTGTGTCCAATCAAATATACATGCAGACCTCCAAATATTAATCATATGCGTATCTAAATCCTTTGACTTAGTTTGACTACTAAACATATTCAGTAGAGCAAAATTATTTCCAACTTCTGCCATCATATCCTTTGGTTCATAGAAAGTTTCTCTATTTGCATACATCGCAGGTCTAGGATAATCATTTGAAAATGCATAAACTTCATAAGGTATTTGAACTTTACGACAGAACCAAATGAGGTTGTAAAGTTGCTTCAATGTGTCCATCATTACATTATTCATTGAACCAGACCAATCAAGTATGAATACCAATCCATGATTCTTACCATCAGGAATAACAGTGACTTTCTTAAATACATCTTCACTAAATCTATAATTAATAAGTTTAGTTGTATCAAGAACTCCAGTGCGACTTGTGGTGGCACGAGCATATGCACCTGCTGACTTTTTACACTCAAACTCTTTCACAAGATAACTTACTTCTTTTTGTGCAGATTTTTTGAATGCATAAAAGTTTTTATCTAGTTCTTCAAATGGGTCATAGGACTCTGGAATTCTTTCTGGATTACAAAGTGAGATAAAGTAGTTTGGATTTTCTTTGAATTGACTTTGTATTCTTATGTTTAAATTAGTCCAATGCTCTTCAAATTGTTTATGAACTTTCTCATTAGAAATTACTACTTGATTAATATCTACTTTTGGTAATTCAATGTAATGATTCTCACGTCCACCTCTATTGATTAAATCTTTGAGTGCTTCATCAAGAGCATCCATTGTTTCAACTTCTGGTTCTGTATTTTGTGGTTGAGAACGATTACTGAGTTCATCCATCATATCTTCAATCTCTTCGATTGTTGGTGGTTGAGATTCTGATTTCTGATAATCTAAATCTACTTCTTCCTTTGCCTCTTCTGATTCTCCTTTAGGTGTGCCATCGAAAGTCTCATCACCTAAGTCTATACCTGTATCATTTTCTAATTCCTGTCTTTCTTTTCTATCTTGCTCTAATTGTTGCTTACATAGTGTATATAATTCTTTTGCAAGAACTAATACTTCTTCAAATGTTTCTGCTAATTCAATCTTACTTACAAGAAAGTTCTCTTCAGTATTAAAATCAATATCAACAAAATGACCAATCTTAAAATATAGATTGACTCTATCTGCAAGATTAAAGTCACTCATATCTTTGTTCTCGATATCAAAGAAGTCCTTATCTGATAGTTCGTGATATGCATTATAGAATGTCTTGTTGAGTCCTTCATATCTTCTCTTGATTAACTTCTCAATACGAGCATCTTCAACAACATTAACAAACTGTTGAGGTATCTGAACCTCTTTCCACCACTCTGTATTTGGTGTATAGAGTGCGTGTCCAACTTCGTGTCCAACTAACATATCAATTACATTTCCACTTGCCTTTTCCCACATAGGAAGTGTAAGTACACGGGTCTGTACATTGAACTCTGCTGTTTCAACTTTCTTGTGCTCAACTACAATGTCTTCTGTGGCAAGTAGTTTAGCGAGTTGTGATTTGATTTCGTGTTGGACTGTCATAATGTTGTTTGCTTTATGTACCTATTATAACAACGAAACCGCCCCTTGGGACGGTTGAGTAGACACTTTATTAACTGTCCACGACGTTTCTTTGCTTGTCGTAGAGCCTGTGGTTTTAACGTTCGTTTCTGTGGTTTACCAGAATTATGTTGCCAATTAGGAGTTGTCATTTTACTTTTTTCTCAAATTCACCAAGTTTCTTTTTACCTTTATCTAAAAGTTGATTACCTTTATCGATAAACATATTCATAACATTGGTTTTTAAATCTTTTGCTTCTTTACTTTTAGCAAACTTTTTCATTTGTGGCACCATAGTATCAGCAAATCCTTTCATAGTTGCTTTCATACTATCAATATCTTCTTGAAACTGTGAGAATGTTTTCATTTTTTTCCCTGTAATTTTTCTAAAACTGATACTTCTTGCATCGGTGCAACATCATTTAAACCATTTGCATCAAACCAAGGTGCATTTTCCCAATCAAAACCTTCACCAAATGTATTATCAGGTGCTACAACATACCAATGGCATTTAGCATCTGGTATATCTACAGCACAAACTGCCCAATCATCTGCCCACTGAGGTACTTGAACGTACATCACAGGTAGGTGATTAGCAAAAAATGAGAGTATAAGAGAGAAAAAAATCATTATCCTTCGTTTACAGCAGTTACATCCCAACCATTAGATGTTTTTTTATCCCAAATATAAGTCTCTGCTTTTGCTTTTGCTTGAGAAGTATAAGTAACACGGTCTGCGTAAGTTGATGTCCAACGATTACTTCCAGCATAGTAAACAGTACCTGCTGAAGTCATCATACTTGTTTTAGTAATGTGCCAAGCCATTTTTATAGTTTTTTAGGTATTTATTAAGAAACAACACGAGAGAAACCTTTGACTTTCTCAAACCTTATTACACTATTAAATTTATCGTGTAAGTCTACTTTATGAGATATTACAAATACATTTGCATCTTTAATTACAAACCTGATTATCTTTAAGAACTCTTCTGTTCCCATACCATCAAGAGAGCTATCAAATACCTCATCCATAATTAATAGATTTGTATTTACTGAGTTCTTAAATCTAGCAACCTCTCTCCAAGTAAACAATAATGCTAAGTCAATCCTCATCTTTTCACCTTCACTAAAAGAAGCATATGAAAAGTCTTCATGAATGGGAGATTCAATAGTTTCATTGAACTCCTCATCAAGTTTAAAGTTAATATAAAAATCCATCATTTGAAGATACTTATTTACCTGTTGATTTATCAACGGTAGATACTTCCTAATGATCATAGTTTTGACACCACCATCTTTTAGAAGACCATAGGTAAAATCATAGTAAGAAATCTTCTCTTTTTTCTCAGCTAGATTTTCATATGTTTTTTGTAAGTTTGTTCTAAACTCCTCTAGTTTTTCATTTTCAGTATTTCTGTTTGCAAATTGAGAGGTAAGTCTCTGAATTTCCTGTTCCAGATCCCTGATCTGTCGTTGGTATCCAGATATCCTAGTATTGTTTTTAGAAATGTCATGTGTGAGTTTAGTAATCTCCTTAGAAACTGCAGTAAATTGTTGCTCTCTTTGTTGTTCTGATTTAATTGTTTCTTCTAGTT